ACCAACTCCTCTTATAAATAAATCCTTAAAATCCTGTAAGGCCATATTGTAAGTTAATATCTGATTTCCAAGTACTTCAGCAGGGTCTTGATAATCTCTTTGCATATAAGTATTTACTTCATCAGGAGTTTTAGCTTCTATTTCCTGATTCATTTGTTCCTGTATTTGTTTATATACTTCCTGAAATGAATCAGTACTCTGATTATTTTTCTGAGCCTCTTCTACCTGTTTATTTAACTGGTCTATCTGGGGTTGAAATTGTGTAGAAATCTCCTGTTTAACTGTGGTCATAATTTCATTAGTAACCCAGTCTCGCATCATATTAAACTTCTTTTGTTCCTTTCTTGTAGTAGCCTCGGGATTTACAGCTATAATCCTATAAAAGAAAGGTCTTACAATTTCCATACCTTCCAAAACCCTAATCTTGGGAAAAATAATATTTTTATTTGTAAAATTAGCAGGCAACTTACCTGCTTCCTGACCATAAGGATAAATTATATCTATAAAATCAGATTCATTAATGTTTCCATTATATAGATTATAATTTATTTTAAGTTTGTCATATCTTGTTTTCCATTGTAAGTTATTATTAAAACCTACAGACATAGTATCAATATCTCTAATATGTTCTTTAAACCAGTTATTATCATCACTATGTTTTTCTCTTTCAGAAAGTCTTTTAAATTTCATTGTATTGGGTATTATATAATTGAGGTGAGATTAATTCAAGTATCTCAGCCGTTCTTTTATTAGTTTTAGGTGGGGTATATTCTTTTTGTATACCTTCTTCCTGTATTTGTAACATGGCCTGTATAAGTGCCATACAATTATGCACAACAATATTGTTAGCTACATAATTATATTCATTTAATACAGATATATTATAAACTATTGTATTAACTTCTTTAATATTTTGTATTTTAACAGGTGTCCAAAATCCCTCTTCGTCTATTATTTGTATATTTTTTTGGCATGTAAATTCGCATTTCTTAAACTTTAATTGGTTAGGATAACTTTGTAATAGTGTATTAATATAATTAGTAGAAACATTTAACTTTAATTGATTACCTTTTGTAACATTAGATATAGAACTATAAATATTATTATCTAATAATATTTGACGCACTTGTAATAATAGTTTTTTATATTTTGTTGCTATCTCAATATTACATCTTTTATATTTCCCAATTGCATTAAATTTTTGATGCCCATCTGCTTCCAAATACCCTATTACAAAAGGTAACAAATTTTGATTATGATACAAAGAAGTAACAAGATATTTTTCATGTGGTTTATATCCATTATTATAGGCAAATTGTGCAAGTTTTTTAGATGTTTTTCTTAATCTTAAAAAAGTACCATAATCATAAATAGTAGCTTTTTGTTTTTTATATATTCTATTATTTATAGTTTTATCTTCTTCATCAGAAGTAAATTCATCAATAATTTGACATAAATGTTCTGCAATTTCTTTTTGATTAGCCTGCAATGTAATAGTACAAGAAGAAGATTTTATATTTATATATCCATCTCCCATAATCCATCCTAATAAATATAAATAATCTTCTTTTATTAAGGTTAGTTCTAAATTCTTTCTTTTTGGCAATAAAACAAATTGATATTTATAATTTAATTGGTCAGCTCTTAAATAAGTTTTTTGCAATTTTCTTCTACAATTAAATTTTTTCTTATCTGTATATTGCACTAAAATGGGATGGTTATCAGTACAATTTAATGGCTCAGCGTTGCCAGAAATATTTAATTCTATTTGTTTGCCAGAAAAGAAATTTTGATGTAATTCAACTATTGGTTCATAATTTCCAGTACGTGTTAAGACTAAATCTCTTATTTGTAAATCTTCAATATTTTTTTCACCATAATTTGTCATAATTTTAGTTCCTTTTGCTACACATCTGTCAAAATTACCCTTTCTGTTATACCTGATTAATTCTTCAAGTAAACCTATAGAATAAATCTTTTCATAACAATATACAGGTTCTCCATTTTCATCAAAATCTATTACTGAAAGTAACCAGTCTCTTACATATTTCTCACCTGCATCTTTCATTTGTTTATTCATGTGGGAACCATAAACTCTGGCTACTGTAGAATTTTTAATATTCTTTGATATAACTTTATCAGGTTGTGCAGCAAGTCTGTTTAACTGTTTTATATTTCTAAAGAATGTTTTAACATGAGTTACTTCATTTTCATACATTACTTCAGTATTATAATATAAAGACAATAACCATGATATTCTTGTTACATCATCTGCACTATCAGGTCTTCCTACATACTCAGCTACTATAATATTTTTAGTAGTGTCGTTGGAATAAGTACCCTTAATTACATATATAGCACCTAAAGAAGGCCCCTCAGATTGATCCTGCCTGTATGGATCATATCCTATTTTATATAATTTATAAGGTGCTTCATAAATTACAGGTTCATAAACAATTAAGCAACCTGTCAAGTCTGTGACATCTTTTATATTATAATGTACAATAGGTTTAGCTTTTTCTTTAGAGATAGGTCTTATTTCAGCAGTACCATTAGTTAAATAAATATCACATGGTGTGCCATATTTTTCAAATAATTTTTCTGCTTTTACTTTATTTAACTGATTAGTAAGTTCTACTTTTGGAAATATATTAGTATTGGCTGATCCAAAACTTTCAGCAGGACAAATAGGAAACTCTGTAATATGTGCTATATAGGCATTAGCAGAACTTGAGTTATTTAAAATAGTTGCTCTTCTTTTATTTTCAAATTCTAAAGCTGCTTCCCAATCAGTATTTCCCTGTTCATCATAAAATCCTTCACAATTCCATAATGCAGAGATAAATAATCCACAATATTCATTTTCTACATCTTTATCCCAAGTATTTTTAAATGGTAAACACCCAAACTCTATCGGACTATAAAATATATCAGAGAATTGTCCATTATCTGCTGCAATTTGTCCACCAGTACCAAATATAATAATCTGACCTGTTTTATATTTACCTGCTCTTGTAGAAGGTTGGGAAGCTTTTAGGGCAGCTTTAAGATTATTCCATGTACCTGCTTCTTCAAAGAATTGTTTTAAAGGACTTCTACCTCTTGCTTTTTCAGGACTGTCTTTAAATGATAAAGTAACTATTTCAGACATATATCCTGCTTCAATAGATACACCATTAATATTCTTTTTAAAAGAAGCTCTTCTTTGTTCTGCAATATCTCTAAATTCTCTAGCTTTAGACCATGCAGTATGTTCATTTAAAAATCCTAATCCCAAACTTGTAAACTTCTGAAGTTCATCTGCATAAGCATTATCAGATACACCTATTAAACTCTGAGAGTTCCTCATAGTATTATAGGTATTTACACAAATAGCAACTTCCTTATAGGTATATCCTTTTCTTCTTGCCTTATCCAATACTATATCTAAACCTCCTTCAAGATAATCAGGATGTACTATACTTTTTAATTTTAATCTTTTATATAAAACAACCTGTTTAAGAGCATCTTTTTCAGCAGTAGAATATCTTTTTTCTTCTAATTTTTTCTTCTCACTGTTAGTTAAAAGATTATAACATTGAGAGTTCTTATTAAGAACTCCCTTATCTGCTATTTCTACCCACCAAAAAAACTCATAATCAGAGTCCCAAAAATCAGGTGCTGCATTTATTTTTACAGTAGAAGACTCTATTGAATTAGGGTCTTCCAGTCTGTTAATTCTAAAGAAATTTAGATAAAAATAATGATGATTTGTAATTCTTTCTCCATCAACCTCAAAACCATTCTTGCATCTGTTTAATTGTTCTTCCCAATAATCCAACCAATCCATAGTATTTGCAGGAGCACTACAATAATACCCATTAGTATTAAAATTAAGTGCTTCTTTTCTAAAGACTTGGGAATTTAACCAGAAACCATCACTTCTTCTTATCTTACTCATTCTTCAAATTTATTTATTTCTCTATTACCTCTAGTTTTTGTCAATGAAAAGTCTTCCTTTAAAATCTTATTTTCTATCTTCTCCAAAGAATCCATAGCATCATAAGCTTTACCTACCATACCTAGTATGTCAGAAGGTTTAAATACTGCCATACCTTTATCTGTTCTTTCTAAAATTCGCACATTTTGTAAATCTATAATAAGATTTTCTACAGACTCTTTTAAAGATTGGCATAACCTTAAAGTAAGAGAACCATTAATCTGTATGTCTTTAAGTTTTTCAATACCTAACTTTAACATATATCCATTAGGTAAAGCTTCTATTGATGTAACATCAGTCATGCCAAATAGTTCCTTAGCCAATACCTGTAATCTTTTTTCATCAGAATATCCTGCATAGGGATTAGATAATTTTAAACTTGAATACAATTCAATAAAAGTGAATTGTTTAATAGCATCTCCTTTAGATTCTGAAGTATCCTGTTCCCATATTTCTTTAAATGGAGTAATTAATAAAGTTTCTATAAGAGGTTTGCACCTGTTATTTTCTATATTAAACAAATTGCTCATACTATCTTATATTTAAAATGTAAAAATTCCTTATCTCCATTACTATAATACACAATTATAATCCTATCATCTTCTTTACGGGTTTTATTATCAATACTAAATACAGCAGATATTACAAAATCTTTTGTTAGGGTAATCTTAGGAATAATCTTACCTCCACAAGTACACCCACCATCTATCTTTATAATCTTTAAATTTGATTTTAAAAACTCTTCAGAAGGTAGATAAACAGCAGTTATCTGTTTTACTGAACTTGTAAAAGTTCCTTCAAATGTATTATTAATCCAATTATTCATTTTTATTAATTTTATGTTCTTTAAAAAACTTATTAATATCTTTTATTCTAAAACCTGCTGCTCCTGCATGACCACCACCTTTAAATTGTGCTGCTAATTTAGAACAATCTACTTTACCATTATCATTATATAGACTAAAACACCATTCACTGCCATTATACCAGAAACAAGCACATCCATCATATCCATCTTTGTGATAATCTATATCAAAGTTGATTGGGTTAAACCTTTCTTTATTTATACAAATAAATTTAACATTGTGGCTCCCCATAGGTATTTGTGTATCTTCATAATAATCCGTAATGTTAAATTTAATGTCAAATCCATTTTTATAAACTTGTTTAGCTTCTTGACACAGATATTGGTATATTGCTTTTCCTTTGTCATATATTTGATTTAATGTATTATCAAAATATTGACCTGATTCATGTAAAAAATCATTTCTACATGCTATTAAATACTTATAAGCTTCTTCATAATTAGTTATACATTGCCTTGCTCCATATTGAAATTCCAATACTTTTTGTTCTTCACTTAGTCGTTTTGCTACATCATTAGCATAATGAACTAAGCTATAACCATCAGTAGAAGTTTTATTATCCTCAAATTCTTTTAATTTATTAACTTCTTTTAAATATTGTTTAGCTTTATCATAACCATCACTACTCATTTCAAATGATTTAGTTTTATGACCAAAGCAATCATACCTACCAAGTAAGCTAACTATCTCAGGAGTATTAAAAAATTTATGTACTTCTTTTTCATTACTATCTAATTCTAAAGAATCTGATTGAGATAATATCGAACCAATATTGATATTTCTTTTTAACGTACTTCTTTCAAACCTTGTTTCTTCTTTTACTTCATCCTTATATTTAAAAACAAACCCATCTGCTTGAGTTCTATTTCTAAATTTAGATTTTACACCTTGGTAATACCTACATACTGCTGCAATATTCCCTTGAGAAATACCTGTTTCTTTTGAAGCTTCATTAGTACTACCAAAAGTATTAATTAAAATATTATCTTTATATTGCTCCACTGTTTTAGATTGCCAATATCCAAATCCTGAAGTTCTTAACCCATTTTCAATAGCATGAATATTATTTTCTTTGTAGGAAGTATATTCTAAATTAGAAACACAATTATTTTCTTTATTTCCATCAATATGGTTAACTGTTTCTCCACTACCGGTAAGAAAATATTTAGCAACTAATTTATGAACTTTTTCACTAACTCCATTAATGGTAACTCTTGAATACCCGTGACCATCTATAATGTGTTTTAATATTTTATTTGGTCTATAAGCTTTACCTCCTATATGGTTAACTTCTCTTTCTTTAGATAACACCCTTCCATAATTACTTATTGAGTATATATCATTTATATTAATCCATTTTTCTTCATATCTTTTAAAAGATGTTAAATCAATAACTGCGTTATTTATTGGATTATTCATATAAAACCAAGTAAGTTCACAAGCAGCAAAATTAATACCTCTGATACCCTTATATTTTTCTTCATAACATTGTTTATCAAATGCTATGTTTTCTGTTATTGCAGATATGTGATGGTCTATCCATATAAAGTCTTTTTCAGATGCTAATTTGTGCATTTCTATTCTTGGAAAGCTAATATCACACATTATTACCTTATCATATTCTGATAAATCAGGAATAGGATCACCATAATTATAACCTATAAATTCTATTGAATCTAAGGCAGTAAACTTTCCAACCTTAACGTGTTCTGCATGCCAATGTTTTACTATCCCTGCACTCATCCAACCATCAATGTCTTGGCTATGGTATATACAAACTATTTTCATTATTCCTTAATTTTATGATTATATTCAAATTGTAAACCTGTTTTAGTATTTATAAGTGTCCAGTCTTTATTTCCTATGAAATTATACCAGTTCTTTTTACTCATCATAGGTGGGTAACA